ATGGACAAACAAACAGACAAAACCTCCTTACTGGAGGAGATCAAAGCACTGGAGGAGCGCTTGCTAACCTTACCAGATAATCAGTTTGAGGAGCGTATTGAAATCCGCAAAAAACTGATCAGAAAACGAATTGAATTAGGACAAACCATAAATATTTAAGAACATGACAGCTACAGCAGCACAAGAATTAACAACAGAACAATTACAGGCCATTCTTGAACAAAGATTAGCAAAGGAAAAGGAGCAACAACAGGCAGAGCGCAATAGCTATGAGAGCCTTAAACACACAACTGTTACCACTCTGGGTACAGCAGCTATGGAATTACATGAAGCAATGATAAAGTTTAAAGAACAGGCATTTAATGAAGCCGAAACGCTTTATGAGCTATTGCAGAAATACAGCAAAAGGCATGCTGATGGGAAAGGAACATTTACAGTTCAAAACGCTGATGGCAGCATGATTATGAACTTAAAAAAACATCAGCTTGGCAGGTTTGATGAGCGCTCAGTGCAAGCAGAGAAGCACATTAGGGATTTTATTAATAACAGATTTTCAGGCGATCAGGATGTAATTGATATAATCATGGGCGCACTGGAGCGTACTAAGGGTTTCCTTGATGTGAAGCAAATACAACGTCTTTACCAAATGGAAAACCGTTTTGATGATCATAACTGGAAAGAGGGAATAAGGCTTCTAAAAGAGAGCTGGACACCGACCACAACCAAAGACTACCTAAGCTTTACAGTTAACGGAAAGCCAGTTGTATTGGACTTTGCCAGCATATAGCATCATCCCGGCTTAGAGGATAATTAGCAGAGCAGTACTGCAGCCGGGATCCACACAATAAAAACTTAAAACCATGATGTTACAATTTGAAAAACTGCCTACAGATTTTAGGCCAGGTTTGCCTTATGAAAGGCTAATGCAATTTGCAGAAGCGATAACAGTACAGCGCCCTAATGCTGACTTAAAACAAGTAAGGAGCCTTATCAGTGCGTATTTAAAATTCACTCAATTGAGCCATGATTTTCACGCTTTAAAGCGCAAAAAGAGACTTATTATAAAGAGCAAGTATGTACGCCAACCTCTTGCTAATATCAGCTATAAGAATTAACACAATCCCGGCTTAGAGGATAATCAGCAGAGCAGTACTGCAGCCGGGATCCACAATAAAAATCATAATTAACATAAATGGCAACTACAGGTATAAACGATTTTTTAAATAAGAAATACAAGGAGCTGGATTTTACTGGAGAGTGGCTGGCCTCATTTGGCAAGCCAGAGAAAAACTTTAAATGCTGTGTGGCTGGAGCCTCAGGTAATGGCAAAACTGAGTTTGTAATTAAGCTCACAAAGTACCTGGCCAGCTTTACAAAGGTGTACTATAACAGCCATGAGCAGAAATTTAGCAAAAGCCTGAGGGATGCTTTACACCGCAATAACATGCGTGAAGTAAATGGCAAAGTGGTTTTTGCTGATGGAGAGAGCGTGCATGAGATGGATGAGCGCCTGGGCAAACGCAATAGTCCTGGAGCCATTGTAATTGATAGCCGGGATTATATGAAGCTCACTATTGATCAATTTACTTACCTGATAGATAAGTATCCACACAAATGCTTTATAGTGATTTGTTGGGCCAGCGGATCTAAACCAAAGGGGTCACATGCTGAGGCTATTGAGTACTGTTGTGATGTAAAGATTCTGGTTAAAGATTTTAAGGCACTAATGAGGAGCCGTTTTGGTGGAAATAAGCCTTTTGATATCTGGCCAGAGCGCAATAACAAGGCTAAAACCCCTGCAAAAGGTGAGCAAAGTGAGCTGTTTAGTGCCACATTAAATGCAGAAATACCCACAATAAACGTCTAAAAGGATGCAAAAAAGACACACAAAAGCTACGTTTTTACGCATGATTAAGGCTCTTAACGCTGCAGATCAGTACACCAGGAGGCATGATTATGCTTTTAGGCATTCTGGAGAGCGTACTGAGAGCACAAAGGATCTGTTTGATAATGAGATGCTGGCGGTTATAAAAGAGCTGGAGGATAGTTTTAAAGTAGAGGATCAATGCGATCAGATGCGCAAAAAGATCATTTCAATTGCACATCAGATGTTTTGGGAATTACCAAACGGCAAAGCAGATATAGCACGGATTGATCAGTGGTGTGTTGAACAAGGCCCTTTTAAAAAGCTCTTTAATAAGCACACAATAAAAGAGCTGCCTACACTGGTAAGTGTGTTTGAGAAAGTGTATAAACATTACATGAGCAAAATATAATACGATGCGGAATAGTAGCCTTATCAATCGCAGAAACAAACTCATATACGCAAAGTATGCTGAGTTATGGGGCCAGGGCCTCAGGGAGGAGTTAATCTGGCCTGAGCTTGTACTGGCATTTCACCTGGAAAGAGACACCATCTACAGGATAGTACTAAAACAAAGTAAAATAATAGAGGCGGTATCACCTGAGCTGCCATTGGAGGATAAAGATGCAGCTAACTAAATTCAAAATAACCGCTCCCAAACTGGATGGTTATATGATGGTAATATACCACGACAATAATTTTAAAAGCGTTTTAAATGAGTTTAAACCCGCTTTGACTGAAAAGCAACTCAACGCTATTTTAAACTATATACCTAATGATCCGGCTCAGATCAAAGGAATATTTAATCAGGCTTACCCTGGCAAACTGATAGTTGAAAAGGTACACGCCATTGGTGCTGAGCCAGAGGTAAAGCCAGCAGAGCCAGGTATTGCAGAGCCATCTGATTACCCCGCAAATAAAAAGATTGAGCTGTTCTGCCGGTTGTTCATGGAGCACCATAAGGATCAGTTAGGTAATCCGATAAAGTATAAAACAGGCGCTGCTGAATCAGGTAAAATGAAAGCACTGGTAATTACACCAGCAGAGCTGGAATTGCTATTGAGCGTTTATATGGCCTCTGATGAATGGTTTACTAAGCCAAAGAGTATCAGTAATTTCATTAATAAGTACAATGAGATCAGGGTGCTGACCTATTCAGAGCCTAAAACTAAGACTAAAAACTTTCCGCTGCCTTATGATCAGGAGTTTTTTGCACGCCTCAGCTTTACTGATCAGCGCCTGTATTGGGATCACCTGAGAGCGAATGGGTACAAATGGGTTGAATCACCTGGCAGAGGCGGTAAATGGTTAAAACAAGACACATTATAAAATCAATAACGACATGAAACAAGGAGTTTACATCTCAGGTAAAATAACCGGCCTGCCTATGCAGGAGGTTACTGACAAATTTATTAAAGCAGAGCAGTATCTGTATAAAGCGGGGTTTCGGGAGATCATTAACCCGGTATTTCTTGATCACTCTGCCAACAAAACAGAGGATCACGATCAGTACATGAAAACTGATATCAAATCAATGATGGATTGCAATACAATTTATGTGTTGCCTTGCTGGAAAGATAGTAAGGGAGCAAAAATTGAGCTGCAGCTGGCCATACAATTGAACTTTAATATTATCTGGGGAGATTAAGACTACCAAATGATTATTGATCCAACGTTAAAGGCCCTGTTTAGGGTCTTTTTTGTTTACAAGTCTTTCATGTATTATCGTTTGAAGGTCTACAATATATCCGAAGATATCCAATATAAGCTTTTCATAAGCTGATTGTAACTGATCCTCTCTGCTTAGTTTACTATCTGGTTTATAGTTTGCTAAAAGAAATCTCTCAGCTCCCTCAATATAGCTTGTACAGTTTACAAAATTATTGGCATAAGCATTATGCATAAATTGATTTCTAATTTCCATGAACTTTAAAAATTTCTTTTGAGATTCCTTTTCTAAAACGCCAATATCAATCAACAAATAAATTTTTTGATTGAAAGATAATGCCTTTGAGGTATTTCCGAAACAATAGGAGTCTTTTGGAGAGACTATTCCAAAGAACATAGCTGCTATTTTTGATATTGATTCCTCCAGTCCCAGTGAATCAAATAATACTTTCTTCCTGATTTCTAAGCTTCGCTCAACAACACCCATTTTTATATTATTAAAATTTGGTAATTATGAATTGATATAATTACACACCCACAATAAAGGCCTCAAATGAGGCCTTTATTGTGGGTGTGTATCTTTGACTACTGGACTACCGTGCTCAACAATACTGGTGAAAACCCGCTGACCTCACTTATTTTACCTCGCCACAATGCTCCAGAAATGGGAAATGGGTGAATCGAATTGCCGTAAAATACCGCATTTTTTAAATGAAAGTAATTAGCTTTAATCCCACTTGCTACTTCTGATTTCATTTTATCAATTCCGTGAAGTCTTTCTTTTATATCGCTCAGTGGATTATCGACGTCAAACAATCCAATAGTGGGGCTAAATAGATCAAAGTATTCTCTGACTCCAATTAGCGTACCTGAAATTACAATCCCATTACTATTTATAGTTACGGACAGTTCACCCTCTGATATGTTCATCTGTTCGACTAAGGATAAAAAAATCCAATCCTTTAGCCCTTGATAAGCTATTTCTTCAGGGGCAGCTCGTTCATCTTTTTTAGATTCTTGTTTATTTTCTTCCATGTTTTTTTTCTTAAATCTACAAGAATATTTATTGATTTTTTTGAGCTTCAAGCTTTTTTATTAGGTCGTAAATATCTGCAAACTTATCTCTGATCATTCTATCCTTATTGTCAATCAATGCCTGAGCAGAACTGCCTAAACTTTCAAGTAGTTTAATTTGGTGATATTGAAATTGTATAGATGAATCGTCATAATATTCCTTCAGTCGCTCCTCAATGGTTGGTGGCACTGACTTTACTGTTCGCTTTTTCATAAATCTAATTTAATACATACTTTTAAGCATGGAAAATAAGGGCGATTTTAAAAGTGAAGCTCATAAGCAATATGCTGAGGTAGAAAAAGAGTTAAATAATCTGGAGATTAATTATGCTTATTTTGTCATTGCCTTAAATACCGCTTGTATTGGTTTTGGATTTGTGCAATCAATTACCTTAAAATTAAACATCCATTCGGGTCTCCTTTTATTAGCGGTGCTTTTTTGGTTTTTATCTGTAGTTAATGGCGTTTTGCTAATTCGCTCTTTTATTTCTATGGTAAGATTTGAGAGAACGCAATTGGGCGATGGATTAACAGGTCGAGCTGTACCGGACGGAGAGTATGAGAAAATTTATGGTACCCTAAGCAAAAAATTTGTAAAAAAAAATCTATGGATGTACATATTTATTGGGTTGGGAATACTTGCTTATATAATATGGCATCTAATAAAAATGGCCAGTAATTAAATTATATTTGTTTATGGATAAACCTTACTTAGTTATTAAACAACATTTAAACGAATACTTACACAAAACCTTTGAATCCATTAAGGAGGCTAATGCAGCTGTTAATCATTCAGACGATTTTCCCGGCGAATATGCCTGTGTTTATGATTTGAAATTGGGGAAATACATACATATTGAGAATTTTCCGGGTATAACAGATCAAATAAAGCACATAATTTTATACTATAAAAACAAAAAATAGATGCCAAACTTCATTGAACTGCTGGAAATCTCACAGGGCAACGCTCTGAAAGTCCGTATTAATATTGATCATATTTCATCCTATGGAGAAAAGATAAACGATCCCCAGCATCGTAAAGTAAGATTATCGGGAGGCTTTGAAATTGTAGTGACCCAAACTCTTCCTGAAATTGCAGCTTTAATAAAACAAGCGCAATGAAAAGGCTACTACTCATTGTTATACTTGCAGCGTCAACATTAATCAGCCGGGCTCAATCAACCGCTCTGGAGGTTGCTGATAAATACTTTGCTAATAAGGAGTATTCCAAAGCCTCTGATTATTATGATCAAGTTTTAAAAGCAGATCCGGCAAATGTAAAGGCGCTCAGGCGTATGGGCTTTTGTATTATGAACTTTCAGGGCCAGGAGCTCAACGCAACTCAATTCTTTAACAGAGCGCTTAAAATTGAGCCAAAGGATCCGGTATCTAATTACTATATGGGTGTTATATTCATGGATCAGGCAAAGCTGGCCAGCAACACTAACGAAAAAAGCGATTATAAGGCTAAGGCTGCATTGTATTTAAAAAATGCTATAAACTATGGCAGCGAAGATGCAAAAGGCGCTATAAAGGATTTAAACGGTATTTAAACGATTATAACTACATGAAACAGGTAAAAATATTTTACGAAAGTTCAATCTTTGATTTAGAGAAGAAGATTAATGCCTTTTTAAGCGAACAGGAATCTAATATTGATTTAATTGATATAAAGTTTTTAGATAGTGGTAGGGATCTTAATAAAGATAATACCTCAACTCCAGTTATGCGATATCATCAGGATAGGTATGCTGCTTTAATATTATATACACAGCTCGAAAAGCAAAATGTATATTAAAATAAAAAGCCTCTCAAATCTGAGAGGCTTTTTTTATGGCATTATAAAACCATCGGTAAAGGGTGTGCCTGGAGGCCTGCTGGTTTGTTTAACTCTGATCACAGTTACATCAGGATCTGCCATTACAAAGTTTCTGGTATAGTCTGAGGCGATATCATCTATCACAGTGCCAAAATCAACCATGCTGGTAATAATCATATCCTGAGCTGTATCCTCATTATCGCTGACACGCTCCAGAGATTTCATGCCCGGCAAACTAAAACCGTTTAAAGCCATGTTGAGCTGTTCTGAATACTCAAAAAATTGTAAGGCTAATTCCTGGTTTACAGATCCTGTAAAAGAATCTGCATAGTTTTCAAAATACAGGTAAAAGCGGATATAGCCATCACCCCTCTGCTGGTTTTTACCAACCGTTTTCCAGTTAAACTGGCCGTACTCCATCAACACACAAGGCAGCGGTATGGCGTAAGAAAGCTCTGGATTAGTAAACTGGCCCATCTGTTTATCAAAATGCTGCAGATCTGGCAAATTCAGCTCAAGTGGTAAATCTTTCAGCGTTGCCATCAGGTAAGCGCCTATCTGTTTAAAAAGATCTTTTTTTATGCTCATTGCTCATCTACTTTAAAATACTTGTTAAGCTCATCGGTTATGTAATCTTGTATGTTACGCTCCAGTATGGCGCTATCTCCTATAAACTGCCTTTTAGGTATGGTTATATGATCCTTTTTGGAGATGGCCAGATTGAGGTAAAATTGTGCAGTTTCACTCAGCTGCTTTGGCGTGCCTCTGGCTGTTCTCTGGCCACCTCCGTATTTATAATACATAGCCCAAAAAAAGCGCCTCATTTGTGCAGTGATCTTTATCTCCCCGCCGAAATTGTGTATCTCAGCATAAGGTATCCCCTCATCAACCCCAACTGTAGCGCCATCAATTGAAGTGTGTTTTATTCTTACTCCTCTTTTTAGCGTACCGGCCCCGGGGCCAGTGCCAACAAGCAGCGCTCTGCCTTTGTTATTTGGGCCTCCTTTTCTGACTGGCCATTTAACCAGGGCCTGATCAGTAAAGCCCTGATTGGTAAAACTGGCCTTAAAATGATTAATAGCCATGATAGCTGCCTGCTGGATCATTCTGAGCTTTAATGCCCGGTATCCGTTTAGAAGCTCGTCAAATTCGTGTGCGTGCCTATTCTCTGCCATGTTATTGAGATCCTAAAGCTAGTTCACTATCATGTACCACTCCAACCAGCAGCTCTGTTAATTGGCGTTTAAGATCTGCAGTACTGGCTCCTGTGATATTCGTTGTATGAAACTCCAGGCGCTCAATGAGCTTGTGTATATCAACCTTAACATTTCGTACTGATTTGCCCCCGGCTAAACTTGTATCACTGCTATCACCTTTGTGTTTGCCAGTAGATACTGAGAACGGGGTGTTTTTGCCTTTGCCCGGTTTTGTCACCAGATCGGTTGCCGTGCCTTTGGCCTTTTCTTCATCCTCCTTTTTACTTTCGGCTATTGATTGATCATAACCACGATTAAAAGCGCCGGAGATCCCGCCATCCTGTACAACTTTGGCTATGCCATCATAAGCATCTTTAAAGCCTTTTGCAATTAGTACCGGGTTCATGGTAAGAGCGCCTAAAATAGTTTCGCCCACACCTTTAAAAATGGGCACTAACTCACTGGCAACCTCTCCGATGCCAGATAGTACGGCCCTGAATGTTTCTGAATGCTTATAGGCCAAAACAAGCCCTCCAATGAGAGCGCCGATACCTGTAATTATGATTCCAACCGGGTTGGCATCCATAGCCACGTTGAGTGCCCATTGTGCTGCAGTCATTATGGCCATAGGAGCCTCCATAGCTAAAACAGACAGTTGGTATATGCCATAAGCTGCAGCGGTTGTGCCTACTACAATACCCACATCAATAAGTAACTCTTTATTTTCGCCTATCCACTTAGTAGCATCCTGTACGCCATGCACAACATCAACCAGAGCAGGTACTACAACGTTAAGGCCATCAGTAACCAACTTACCAAAGGTTTTTTTAAGCTCCTCACTTTCCTGGTTTAAATCACCCATCGGCCCTAATACTTTACGGGCTGCAACTGCTGATCCTCCAAACTCTGTGTTAAGCTCTTTTAAGATAATGCCCTGGGCTTTTTGGATCTGGCCATGCTCAACCAAAACGGCTATTTGCGCTTTTTGAGCATCACTGAAAGACACACCAACACGCCTCAGGGCGTTGATGCCTGCAATAGGATCGTTTAAGGCTTTACCTACTTGAATGGATGCTCCCTTTAAATCTGCAGGGCCATCCCCGGCCATACGTTGAGCCAGATCCTGAATAGCCGGGATAGCCTCATCAAATATTTTGCCTCTGATGTTGGTAAAGGTCAATAACAATGAATCTGCAGCCAGTGTATCCTCATCACCAAAAAGGGTTTGTTTTTCCAGCGCCTCGGCCTTTTCCCTGAGCTCATCCAGACTTTTGCCTGCTAAGCCTCCGGTTGTAGTAATAGCCTGATTAACCTGAGCAGCTGCAGCCTCTGATTTTTTAAATGCCTCTCTGGATTCATTGCCAAACTCTATAATTTTCTCTGCAGCAAAAACACCTGCTATAATCCCCCCAACACGGCCAAATACCTCACCCAAACCTCCGGCATGATCATGCGTACTTTGCACGGCCTCATCGAGCCCCTGCATTTCGGTTTTAGCTTTTTTAGCCCCGCCGAAATCGCCGTCCTTTAAATTGATTATGTAATCTAAACCCTTAGGCATGTTAATCCTCCTCGTTTAAAATGTCTTTAACCTGGCTGTTTATGGATTTTGCCACTCCCTTTGATACATCGAAATAGGGGTGTGTATCTGGAAACACTACACCCGTTTGACCTACATTATTCTGAAACATCTCCGGTATATCTGGCAGACTGCTGGCTGGCTCTCTAACTTCTTTGGTTTCGGTTGTTGGTACAGCATCACACCTGCAGCCCCAATCATTAGGCGGGTAATAGGTACTCCAGAAAGGATCATCTAAAGGCAATGTTATGCCCTCCAAAATGGCGTGCTCCTCCCTTACCCGGTCATCATTGGCAGTTTGATAGGTAAGCATCTCCACTCCATTGTTTTCAAAGTCCTGCCATGCCTGAGCCATCTGAGCGGAGGCTATTGCATTGCTATACTCTGCAGCCAGATAAACCTCATTGTATGTTTTATCAACCTTTAAAACATCTTCTAAAAAATCATTAAACGGTTTTAACGTGCCCTCATCTGTTTTGAGCAGCATAGTGGTTTCAACCAGCTGAGCATGATTTTTAAAGCCACTGAATACATAAACATTATCATTGATCTTGTTTAAAAATGTGCGATCCGCTGGAGTGAGCTTTTTTGATTTGAGATCCTTACCATAGCCTTTGAAAATTCCTTTCATTAGCTGCTCAGCTATCTTTTTAACTATAGCCTTATCAATCTGGCCTGGCTTTAGTTTGCCATCATAAATGAGTTTCGCAACCCTTTTTAACTCAGGCTCCAGTCCATCCAGTTTTATGGATAGCGTGATCATACCGCATTTTTCACACATTAGCCAGCCCTCCATAGTAGAGTTTTTGCAGTTTAGCATGGAGCTGTAAAAGCTGTTCGGCGCTCATTTCCTTATCTTCTTTTTGGGGATCTTCTGGTTTATCATCCTTTGGATCCGGAGGAGCTGCAGGTAATTTAAGGCCTATGATTTTTGTGCCAAATTTCTCCTCGACCTGTTTGGGATCAATTTGAAATCCCATAGCATTTACTCCCGTGAAAATTTTAAGAAGCGCCTGCAGATCCTCAGGGTGATCCCACTCCATAGTATCACCCTCATCCAAAGGCCAGCCGTGAACATCTCTCAGAATAGGTATAAGCGTTTCATTAAAAAGCGTTTTTACAAAAAGCTCGTCATCCTTTGTAATCTGATCCATTACACGCTCATGTACTTCGCCCTGAGATCTGCTGGAGCCGTTCATTGATGTCATGGTTTGACCACAAATCAAAATTGCCAGCTCCTCATTTGCTGCTTTTATCAGCTGAGCGAACACGTTAAAGGCATCAGATTGCTTACTCTCTTTGATATCCAGCTCAGTACCTGCAGGGAAAATGCCGTATGATGATGTGCTCATATCCCTTAGCCAGCCCTCAATTTCACCTAATACCCGCTGATCCTGTGATGCTGTTTTTACGGTACGGATTGGCATACCAAATATTTCGGCAAACTCATCCCAATTTTGCCAGCCGTGTTTTTTCAGGATCGCCATTGGCGTTGCCTTGTTAAGCAGACCTAAATCGTACCTATCACCAGCCGGGAAAACATATTTTTTCAGCGGATCCTCGCAAAAATCAAAACCCTCAAAATCGCTTTGAAATCTGGTAACGACCTTTAATTCGGGGTTTACATTTTTACGGGGTAATAAAATCAGTTTGTTAATCCATGCGGTTTTGCCGTCAAAAAGCAGCTCATCTATGTAAGGCAAAGAAAAGCCATAGAATATGCTCTCTAACCACCATTTAAAAAGCTCTCTAACCCATCCTTTAGTAAATAGATCTGTTTTAACCTGGTCAAACTCTTTTTTGGCATTTATTATTTTAATAGGCTTGTTTTTAACTGGTAGTATACGGTGATTGTAAATCAAGCCACTAATGAAGTTATCCAGGATAATATCATCGTAAATGTCATATAACAGGGTTCTGATAGGATAATCAGGATTCTCAGCCATTGCTCTGGCAGCAATCCAGTCCTCCATTGCCTTAGAATACAAAGAGCGCTGCTGTTTAACTATTGCAGCCATCACCATTCCCGGATCATTTTTTATTTGAGCCTTTGTGAATGTTGTGCCATCCTTTAGGGTAATAGTGCCCCCATGTTTAAGGCCCGATAAAGGCCCTTTTTTTGTAGCCTGGGCACTTGCCTTTGTATTGGTTGTTTTTTGCATTTTAACAGTGTTTAAATGGTATTTAAATGGATTTTACCATCTCTTTGAATATTTCTGATTTGTGCCTAATCGCATTGCTGGATCTGGAGTTGTTACAGGGAGTTCAGGTAGATCAGGTATCAGATCGCCTGTGTTAACGCTGGTTAACCAGGTAATAGCAGCGTTAAACCTGTCATCTCTGGATTTAGGCACCACACGGGATGGCGTGTTGCTATGTAAATGATAGAGTATCAAATCAATCATGTACATGATAATAAGCGGGTTTCTGGCAGGCCCTGAGGCTGAGAAAGTAGCAGCAACATCAAACCGGGTTCGCAGGTATGAGCTCATTTGCTCCTGAGCAGCCAGCTCTGAATTGTCGAGCGTGGTTTCACTTATTTTTAAAACTGCTAATACCTCATTACGTACCTGAAATTGTACGAAATCATCATCCGTTAAAAAATTCATAATTAATCAGTGTGGTTTTTATTGAAGATTTTTAATTGACTGCTAAGCTTACTTACCTCCAGAGCCAGCTTGTTTTTTTCTTCCAGCTCCTTATAATACTTTTCACGCCAATCTTTTACATCGTTTTTAAGTAGCGTGATTTCGTGGTTATTCTCATTCACGTTTCGCTGCAGTTGCTCAACTAACATCACTAAAGCGTTATACTGCTCGTTTTTAGTCATGCTAAATCTGTCTACAAAAGTTTTGAAAACACCTCCGGTGAATACGGCGCCAATCGTGCTGGCTACTAATCCTAATACTGTCATATTACCATCCTCTTTTTTTGGGTTTACCTATAATGGGTTTAAAATTTGCTTGTGGTTTGTGCTGATCCAATAAATTCCACGCTCCCTGATCAGCATCAGGTGAATCATCAGGCGTTTGATATCCTGGCTCAATTCCTTTAAGCTGGTTGTTGCCCTCGATCATATCGGGGTTATACATTTCATCCTGATTATAAAAGTTTTCACCATTTATGTATGATGGCTGCATTTGGGCGATGCGCATGTATTTATTGATTTTGTCGGTAGTGTCCTCCAGCACAACTAATTCCTTTTTACCCTCTGCTTTTCTGTTTTTATTATGAGTTGTAAGGGCATCCCTAAAGGGCTTAGTTGAAAATTGTTTTTCTATGTACCAAAGAATACCAACGCCTCCAGGCAGCTTGTCATTTAATGCTGACATAAATTCAAAGGCATCAATAATGGGCACCCTACGCACGAATGATTTTAAGCAATGCCTTTCCCAATCTCCAGAGGCTTTTGATAAGCCAGCCCAAACCCGCACCGCTTTAAAATCAGATGTTGGGTTGTTCTCAAATGAGGGGTCAAAGTACCCAATGATCATACTGTACTGTTTTAGCAAATGCCACATCTTTATCCAGTGGATATAAGAATCCTTGAATAATTCGCCCTCAACATGGTTCTCATGGAAAAACTCAGTACGCCCGTAAATACCTGCAGCTTTAACCTTGCTGTTAATCATAGCAAGGGTATACCGTTGCCACCAGGCAGGCTGGCCAGTTTTGGGATCAATGGCAAAAATTTTAGAATGATATATGCCGTCTCTTTTTGGAGCGCCCGGCTTAATATCGCCAACCATGTGAGCCAAAATGGATTGTGCATGTATCCTGTTACCGGCTACTACAAGGGTTCCCCCTCTGGTATCAAGTGCAAAGAACATTGCACCCATGATTTTTTTGATAACCTTTTTTACCCGTTTCTGATTGTTTACGATATCATCATCATCCACATCATCACAAGCTCCATAGTTTGGCCTCAGCTGGCCTTTACGGGCTCCACGTGGTGACTGATCTCGGCCAAAAGCTAAAAAGCGGATGCCCTCTTTAGTGGTAAAATCGCCATCCTGCCAATCGCCAAAATTAAACTGCTCACCAAAGTCATGAATAAACAAAGCGTTAAATTGCAACTGAGCTTGAATGTCGCTAAGTAGGTTACAGGCATCATCCTCATTCTTACCCATCAATAGCATACCTGTTAAAGTTCGCCGGGCAATTTTCCACATGGGTATGCCGATAACTGTATGAACGGATTTAGCGTGCTCCCTGGGCCATTCTGCTATTGCTATCTTGTTAGGGTCGCTTTCTGGCCTGGGTTTCAATTCAACCTCATTCGCTAAATTGATTTGAAAATCGGCACATTCAGTTTTGCCCTCATCTGTGTAAACAGAAAGGTATGTCATGAAAAAGAAACCATAATCTTTCAATGCCCTTTTAATACGGGCATCCTGATCCCATTTGGTTTCAGATATATTAACTGTTGTGCTATCCTGCGTTTGTTCGCAAAAGAGTTTCCAGTCATCATAGGTTCTGCGTTCGATTACTTTATTAGCCATTGCTTACTAATTCGTTAATGAACTGCTTTTGATACCTGTTAACTTCTTTTGCGAACGTGGAATTTTTAGCAAATAGCCAAATGGTAAACTCCTTAGCACAATTGATATGTTGAGATACTGTTACCTTTTTATTTGAAAGGAACTCAATTGACTTAGTTACCTTAATTAAAGCGTCCGCATCAATCTTATCAGCATCAACCAACACCTCCAATTTGAGGTATAGTTTTTTAATAATGTTTGCTGCTGTAATGGATGTTGCGCCCTTTAAAGAATCCCATTGACCTTTTTCTTTATTTTCTGTAAATGTTTTTTCTGTCCATCCAACTATTTCACAGATTTCTTTCTGTGATTTGTCTGTATTCAAATACATCTCCAGTGCCAGATCCCTTTTTCTTTCCCTGCTTAATTTGGTTTCTTTAGCCATGTTTTTACTTGTGTGATACAAAAATGTATCAAATCAGGGCCTTAAATAAATGTGAATTTCATTACTGTACAGGTTTCTGTAATTCATTAGCCAATTCTTGACTATTACTGAATTATCTGTTTTTTTTCTGTGTTTTATCGCAGCATTTTTGGGCTTCAATAAAGAAATAAGCAAAAATTGCTGCATGAAAAAGAGTACCAAAACCTTTGTGTTATCGGATGAATCTTTAAACCTCTATGCGTTTAAAGTGCTTACTGCAGGCATTGATCTGGATAGTTTTAAAGCAAACCCTATCATGCTTTATGACCACGACTACAGTAAGCCAATAGGCCAGTGGACTGACCTACAGATCCAGGGAACGCAGCTTACAGGAGTACCCATGTTTGATGAGGAGGATCCTGAGGCTATGAAGTTTTATAGCAAGGTAGAGCAGGGTATTTTAAAGGGTGCAAGTATTGGCTTATCACCAATCCAATTTAATGAGGCTACCAGTGAAATGGAAAAATGCAGCATTAAAGAAACAAGCATTACGCCTGTACCTGCCAACAAAAACGCTATTGCGCTATACAATTCAAAAGGCCAAAAACTCAACGGCGAAGAGGCTAAACAGTATCTCCTTTCATTGCGGTCAACCGATGCTGCACCAAAAACAGAAAAACAAACCAATATGTATCAAAAATCAATCCCCGCTCTGGTTGCACTTTGTCTGCAGGCCGGGCACACAGTCAATTTAAGCGCCCAATCAACTGATGATGAAGTGGAGGCAGCTGTCAAAAAAATAGGAGAAAAATACACTGAGTTATCAGGTAAAGTATTGATCCTGGAGACTCAGGCCAAAACCGCCAAAGAAAAAGAGGTTGAGGATCTGGTTGATGTAGCAATTGCAGAAAAAAGGTTAAGCGCAAGCGATAAACAGGCTTTTGTTGATTTCGGCAAAATGAACCTATCAGCTTTAAAAACTGCACTTACAGCACTAAAAGCTCCAGAAGTAAAAACCACTATCACTGCACCTGCATGGGGTGCTGGCTCAGGTGGAAACGGCGGTAATGCAGCTGATGACAGAGCAGCATGGACATTTGATGATTTCGCTCTTAAAGCTCCGGGGGAATTGGAGTTAATGCAGGGTGCTGATCCAACCAGATTCCAAAAATTGCTTTCAGCTAAAACTTTAAACGTGCGTGCCATTGCACACATAGGTAACAATTAAGTGCAGAAACACCCACAATAAACCATTAAAAAGTAACAAAAACTAAACGATAATCTGATGAAATCAGCATTTAAAAACAATTTACAAGCGTTGGCAATCAACGCAATAGCGGGCATCTTAATCGCATTTATTTGCGGATTCAATCCCGTTTACGGAGCTGTAGGCGCTAATACCCTTATGCTGGTGTTTGCATTTGTAAAAACACTATACACCGGAAAGCCTATCATGCAAGCTGGCCGACTTTACGCAGGTCTATTCAAAGAGATCTGGATCGGCAAACTAATGGAGAAATTTTATCCTGATGATTCCTGGTTGGTTCGTAGTGTGGATATGACTGCATTTGTTGAAAACAACACTATTAATTTGGCTGATGCCGGAGTAGATCCTGATGTATTGGTTAACAACACAACCTATCCTATACCATTAGCAGAGCGTACTGATAACCCTATCGCTTTACCATTGGATTACTTTGATACTGTTAACACTGTTGTACGTAATGCAACCTCTGTTCAGCTGGCTTATAATAAGCTTGAAAGTGTTATCCGTGGCCATCGTTTGGCTTTGCGCAAAAAGAACACGCAAAAGGCAGCTCATGCTTACGGCCCTAATCAAAATGCCACATTTCAGCCTGTACTTGCTATCGGTGCAAGTAACATCATAGATGTGCTTATTGATATGGAGGCGAAATTTGATGCCCTGGATATACCTCAGGAGGATCGTATTGCTTTACTATGCCCTGCACACAAGGCAGCGCTTAAAAAGGCCGATAAGGTATTGTTTAAGGATGTATTTGGCCAGAACGGGTCAAAGAACCTGTACAGCTTCGAGGTATTTTCAACCAGCGTAACCCCAACCTACAACGCAGGTGTTAAAAACGCCTTTGGCGCTGCACCTGCAGCTGGTGATGTTCCATCATCTTTATTCTACTCCGCACAAGAGGTAATGAGGGCTGATGGCGAATATGATATGTATTCACGCCTTAAAGATCCGGAGGCCCGTGGTGACATCATTGGCTTTCAAAAACGCTTTGTTGCCCTGCCTATTCGCAACATCGCCAACGGCGCAATTATAGGATAATTAACGAAATACCCCCATTTATACTGAGCCAGCGGAGGCGCTTTAAGCCCCTCCCGGCCAGTTGGGTAAACCTTAAAATTTAATAAAGTGGAAGTAAATCAACAAAGAGCTGAGGCAGCTAAAGCGTGCTTTGAGTTCAATCCAACATTTGATAAAGTTCATGTTACTTCAGATTGCAAATGCTTTCAGCATCAAAACGATGCTGTAGGCCATGCCAGGACATTAACCGATAAAACAATTGATGTTTTTGAGAGAGATGGTGATGATGTTGAATTTGATGAAGATTCTGCAGATGATCTATCTGATGAGGCTGAGAATATCCCCGATCATTTAGTGGCCAGTATAAAACGCCAAACAGGTAACCTGGATACCAAATTTCAAAAGATTGAAAAGCCAGCCCCTGATGAGCCTGTTGTTACTGATACGCCCGTAATATCTACAGACATTCTGCCAGTCACTGGATCGCCTGCTAAGAACTCAGCCGTTGTAATTGAGCCTGCAGGTGATACTCAATCTGGCACTGAGGCTGAGCCTCACAAATCTGCCATAATTGAAACTATTAACCACGTGATTGATAGCGTTGAGCATGTTTTGGGTGCTGATGCAAATCCTGATCAAAACACTCAACAATAATGGCCGGGCAAAAGATAACTACAGACCAGATAAAGGCACTTGCTGCATCTTATGGCATTGAGTATGCTTCGCTGATGGCAGTGATCACGGTTGAAAGCTCCGGAGTTGGATTTAACCCGCCAACCGGAAAAATTATCATCCGTTTTGAGCCGTCATGGTTCAAAAGGCTAAAAACCGACTGGCAGAAAGATACTCAACACCTTACCTGGCAAAATACAGGATCTGGCAATCAGGCAGCTCAATGGCTGGCTTTTAATAACGCTTTTGCTGAGTCTCCAGATTGCGCAATGAAATCAACCAGTATCGGAATGATGCAGGTGATGGGATTCCATTACGCTGAGCTCGATTTTACCACAGTTGGCGCAATGTGGGATTATGCCAAAATAAATGAAGCTAACCAGGTTGAACTTGGTTTGAAATTCATTAAGTCAATCCCGGCTCTGTATAAAGCGCTAAAAACAAAGGACTGGCAAACCTTTGCATACTACTATAACGGCTCTAATTATAGGGTTAATAACTATGATAAGCGCCTATTGACAGCTTACAATAAATTCATCTAACATGATAAACTTGAAAAATTATTTTCAACACACCTCTAAGGCGGTTAAAAAAATAGGTCTGCTATTGCGTGGTTTTATCGCAACAATTACAGGGAGTGCCTTTGTGCAGGGTGATGTAAAACTTGCTTTTTATATCCTGCTTGCAGGTGGATTGCTTGATTTTATACTGCAGTGCTTGCCTCCGGACAATCAACCGCCTACAGATAATAAACCAACTACAGGAGGGATAATTGCAGCCTCGCTGTTCATGCTTTCCGTATTGATGTTTAATTCCTGCAGTGTTATTAAACCGGAGGTTGACCGCACAAAAACTGATTCGACCATTACCAGCTATAAGCAAGTTGATATCAAATTAACAGGGGCTAAAGTTTTTGCTGGAGTAAACATTGATAGCTTATATCATGCTGCATTGATGGCAAAGGATCAGCGCTCTGAGGATTCTATTGCGCAGCTTAATATGGAGTTGAAATATAAACAGGATTCAATTGCTGCTTTAAAGGCAAATAAGCCTGTACCGCCAAAGCCTATTTATATACCGTCACCCCCACAAAAGCAATACGTAACTGATCCGCAAACTAAAGCTCAGCTCAGTTACTGGATTGATGCCTATGGTAAATTTCAGATTTCCTGTGAGAGTAAGGATCAAACCATACACTCTCTGCAGGCTCAGGTAACAAAGCTCACTAAGGACATAACAACTCAAAAACTGCTGGTGGATAAAACGCCAACATGGAACTGGATTGCAATGGCGGTGCTGGCAACGCTCCTGGTGATCAGTTTACTCATTAATTTTTTAAACCGAAAATCCGCATAAGATGAGGCCGAACGTAACCATAAACAAATTAAACGGCAAATTAGGCCGTAGAAATCCGAACACGGATGCCGTGTTTGCGATGGTGCTATCAGCGCCGGAGGTTGCTGGTGATGGCAACCTAAAAAACGGAGTTTCCTATGCACTGGCCAGCCAAAAGGATGCCATTGCCATTGGTGTAACTGCAGCTTATGATACTGCCAATACCGTATTGGTGTATCACCATATTGATAGGTTTTTCACCCGCAATCCTAATGCAACCTTATATTTTTTAACAGCTCCGCAAACTGCAGCTTTGGCTGATATGGCTAACGTAGCAAACGCCTACGCTAAAAAGCTATTAAGGGATCAGCAGGGTAAAGTTAAATATGTAGGCATTGGCAGAAACCCTGCAGCTGGCTATGAGCCTGTTTTAGCAAATGGGCTTGATTCTGATGTTGTGGCTGCAGTAGCAAACGCTCAGGCACTTTATCAAAGTGAATTTACCCAGTTTCGTTATGCCAGCTTCTTAATTGAGGGCCGGAGCTTTAATGGCACCGCTGCAGCTGCTAAGGATCTGAGGACATTAACAGCGCCAAATGTTAGCGTAACCATTGCTGCAGATCCTGCTATCAGCAATTCAAATGCAGCTTTTGCTGGTTATGCTGCCTTAGGTGATGTTTTGGGCTTGATCAGCCTTGCTGCAGTAAGTCAGGATCCTGGAGAGCTTGATCCCGCATTTAACCTGCAAAATACCGGCTTAGGCTTATTTACAACTGCAGGCCTGAGCTCAAATCAGGATATCAACTCTTATGTTGATGCAGATCTGGATCAGCTGAATGACAAGGGGTACATATTCCCTGATGTGATTTCTGGCTTGCCGGGTTTCTACCTGAGCGATTCGCACACCTGCTCTGCCATTGGTAACAATGACTATGCCTACATAGAAAACAACCGCACTATTGAAAAGGCTATTTTCTTAGCACGTACAGCCATCCTGCCAAAAGTTAAATCGAGGCTTAAAGTGGATCCATCAACCGGGCAGCTGGAGGATGATGACCGCAAGGCGCTCGAAACTACAGGTAAAAAGGCGCTGGAGAAAATGCAGGATGATGGCGATATATCAGGCGGTATTGATTGCTATGTAGATCCTGAGCAAAATGTTTTGGCAACCTCAAATGTAAATGTTGAGATAGCCTTTACACCGCTGAGCATAGGCAGGCAGATTGTGATATCAATTGGATTCTCAAACCCTTTTAAATCTTAACAAATGGCAACTGAAAAAGCAATAAACGGAATGCTATACAGCTGGAGCGACATCAGGGTAAACCTGTTGGGTAGATCTCTGGTAGGAATATTAGCCATTGATTACAGCGATAGTCAGGATACAAAATCAGTTTATGGCCGTGGCAAAAAACCAATTGGCCGGGTATCTGGCAACTATAAAGCTGATGGATCAATCACCCTGGAGATGAGCGAAGTTGAGGCCTTAAACCTTTCATTGGCTCCAGGGACTTCAATTTATGATATCCCTCCATTTGATGTGGTTGTGGTTTACACCAATCCTGAGCAGCTGCTAGTAACTCACGTGCTTAAAGGCTGTGTTTTCACCAAACAAGATAGGAGCAGCAAATCTGGTGATGTTAAAGAGATCGAGGTTAAACTACCTCTTTACATCACTGAGATTGATTGGGCTGCATAACATTTATCACATCGTTCTTTGAACATATTAACACAATTCATTAGCTCTCCAGTGACGAGCTGGAGAGCTTCTTAAAATCATTTAAACACCATTTACATAAAACTTAAAGCAATGGCAAATTCAACAAAAGATCAGGCAAAAGAATCAACAAACACCATGTTACCCGGCAACGTATCTCAGGGTACACTTGATAGCTGGAAAGAGCAATACAAAGAAGTGCACATTGTTACCGTAACGGTAAACGAGCATGAAAAGCTAACAGGGTACTTTAAAAAACCAGGTCGGGATATCATGGCTAACTGTGTGAATTTATCGCAGGAGGGCAAAGTATTTGAGGCCAGAGAGTTTTTAGCTAATAACACATTTATTGGCGGTGACAAAACGATCATGTCAAATTTTGATGCAGCTGTGATCACTCAGACTAAACTCTGGAGCGCACTAAATTTTTTGAAAGCGGAGGTAGTGAAGTATTAAGTATCTGCAAAACTATCTCATCAAAGCAGGGCAATGATATTCTTTTTAAAGCTGAGGCATTAATCCAATATCATTTTAAAGTAGATCCTGATAGCCTTTCAGATGAGCAGTTTTCCAAATACTGGCAGCGCCTCCGCTTTTCTCTCGAATTTGAATCAAAGCGATTCTCTTTAAAAGATGGAGAATCATTAAAACTCTAAAACATGGCACAATCTAACAGCTTTAATATACCAGAGCTATTTCAAAAAGTTTTCGGCATTACAGGTGTTCGGTTTGCCATTCCTGATGCCAACAACAACATTGCTCAAACAGCAGCATCCACAGGGGTGTTTGCTGTTGGGCAGGTTGTTAACCAGGAACTGCAAAGGCTAATCAACTCAAATCAGGGATCAGATCCCTTTCAGGTTCAAACCCTGCCATTACCCGTCAGCAACATAACCAGCGTTTTAGGCACTCCAATTTTTGAGCAGATTACGCTCACAGTGCCCGCCATTGTTACTGCAGGTAAAATCACCAGCCCTGAGAAAATATACACCTTACCAGATTGGCCATTGTTTGATATAACTGGCCAGCGGAACGTTGTAAAAACTCCAATGCAGGGCAAAGATGGCACCGTAAAGGAGTACATATCTGATGATGATTATGCCATTACAATCAGGGGGTTTTTAATCAATTATGATTCGTGGGAGTATCCTGAGCAGCAATTGCAGGAGCTTATGCAGGTAATAAATGCAAAGGTTGCTATTGGCATAACATCTCAGGTTTTTAACCTTCTGGATATACACAACATAGTAATTGAACGCTGGAGCTTTCCAGCGGTGGAGGCATATCAAAACATGCAGCCATTTGAGCTGGAGTGCACAAGTGATCAGCCAGTAGAGCTGGAGATAAAATCAGTTAAAACCAAAAAAGCAATTACACCAGGACTATGATCAGCGTGAAAGTTATTGACAGGCAAAACCTCATAGATCTGGCCGTACAGTATTACGGATCTGCAGCTGCAGTAATAGATCTGTGTATTGATAATGATCTGGAGCTGGATGATTTTGTGCCTGCAGGCAGTACTATTTTGATACAGGATACCTATCCCGACTCTGCAGATCCGGATTTTGCGGATTACATCAAAGCCAACAATATACAAGTTGTGAGCATGAGTGATGATAATCCGGGCACTGCCTTAGGCACCAATGATGATCAGTTTATAATAACCAACGATGTTAATTATATCAGCGCATAATGGATTTAATTAAAATACACGATTTACCTCAGGGCGCTGCCATCGCCGATGGCAATGAGTTGCCAGTATCAACCGGGCCAAACCCTGGAGATGTAAAGCGCTTTTCGATGGCAATTCTAAAAGCCTGGATCATTGGTTTTGTTACTCCGCTTTTCGCCGGAATTACGCAAGGCCCTGCCGGGCCTGCAGGCGCTCCAGGCGCTCAGGGTATTCAGGGGCAAAAAGGGGATAAAGGTGATCAGGGAGATAAAGGTGTTCAGGGTATTAAGGGAGACAATGGCCCGGTTGGGCCTATTGGTATACAAGGCCCAAAGGGTGACAAGGGCGATAAAGGGGATCAGGGCGCTCAGGGCGTGCAAGGATTAAAAGGCCCGCAAGGCCCACAGGGTAACCCTGGTGTTGACGGTGCTATTATAGTAGCGGGTGCACAGGTGTTACATGGCGCTGTTGATCCAACTACCGAGGGTGTAGATGATGATTTCTATATCAACACAACTACAAATGTTATCTGGGGGCCTAAATCAGCAGGTGTGTGGCCAGTTGCTGGTGTGTCAATTATCGGCCCTCAGGGACCGCAAGGTCTGCAAGGTCCGCAGGGGGATACTGGCACTCAGGGGCCACAGGGCATCCAGGGGACAAAGGGCGATAAAGGAGATACTGGCACAACTGGAGATCCTGGTGCAGCAGGTCCAAAGGGTGACAAGGGAGATCAAGGGAGTTCAGGGCCTACAGGAGCTGCAGGCCCAAAAGGAGATAAAGGCGATCAGGGTGATCCTGGCCCGGCAGGGGCAGCAGGTGCAATAGGCCCAGCAGGTCAGGGCTTACCCATCGGGGGAACAGCAGGGCAGGTATTATCTAAAACCGATAATGGTGATTATAATACACAATGGGTTAATCCCCCGGCAGGTGTTGTAAAAGCAAGCTCTGCAGAGATAAACGCTGGTACTGATGATGCTAAGTTTTCCACTGCTGCAGGGTTGGCGGGATCTAAATATTTAGATCAATCAGGTAGTAAGATTTATGTTGTTGCAGATGGTACAGATACTTATACTGGCAATGTTGAACCTGCGATCACAGCATATAGAACAGGTGCTAAGTACTTGATCAAATTTACCAACGCCAATACGGGAGCTGCAACACTTAACCTGAACGGATTAGGAGCAATACCAATTGTTAAAAATGTCAGTAGAGCTTTGGCTGCTAATGATATCTCTGCAGGTGCTGCAATTTCATTAATGTATGATGGCAATTTACCCGCTTTCCAGATAATTGGTACATATCCCCAAACTATACCTCCAGTTTCATCTGGGGAGAGGATTGTAACTGTTAAACCAGATGGCGTTCACACTGACTACACGTTTCAGGATCAAATACCATCGGCATCTGGTATAACTGGCGCTGATTGGTCAACTGGCACAGCAACCGTTTCGGGCTTACCAGGGCAATTCACTTATGATAGTAACTACCGATATGACTGTATTGCAGCTGATACCTGGAAACGAAGCCCATTTTTAGGCGGTACTGTTGTAGATGAATTTTTAGCTGACATATCTGATAGTGGAGGTGATAAAACATCAACACAACTCAATACAGCCTATCCATCAGCGGTAATTGGGCAAAAGGTTTGGGGAGACAATAATTTATATATAAAGAAAACACCAACGGTTTGGCGAAAGATCGCTGCTCCATTAGCTTAATAGATTATGGCAAATTTGTTTAAAAACGGGACTAATGTATTTCAGAACAATGGCAATATTTTTCGGGTTGGCACCACGCCTGTTTTTTCTATAACAGCAGTGCCAGGGTTTACAGGGGGGGCGGCTATATCATTCGATAGCATTACGAATGATCGTGTATTTGTAGCAGGTGGTGGATTAGGCCGATTGTACGTATATACACTTAGTACGGGTAATACTTATTATATCAATACTGGAGTAGGCAACTGTTTTGGAGTTTTTTTTGACAAGCAGCGAAATAAGATATATGTTTCTGTATATAATTATGGTTTTCAGGTTTACGATGCCTCAACATTGTCGCCCTCATCATCAGCAATAGCCACAGTTACAGGCATACCTACAGCTTATGATGTTTGCGTTGACCCGGTTGCAACCAATAATAGAATGTTTGTTCTATCTCAAGGTGATGGTAACAGCATATACGGCTCTTTATATGTACTAAATGCCACAACTTATGCCATTATTAATACTATAACTGTAGGGAATGTATTTGGTTATTTTTCTCGTTGTGATCCAGATGCTTCTGCAAATAGAATTTTTTTAGGTGTAGGGTCAAAAATCAATATATATGATTTGACCACTTTTAGCCTTTTGACCTCCATAAATAGGCTTGGCATTTCAATGAGCTTTGATACAACATCTGCCAATAATAGGTTTGGTGTTGGTAATTATATACTTAATAAAAGTACACTTGGTGTCAGCACATCTGTGCCTGTATCGCAAGCTTATGGTGTAGAGTTCGACGCACTTGTCAATAGTAGGATCTTCATAACGGATCAGTCCTCCTTAATAATAGCCACACAAATAGCAGTCTAGTTTATGTACATAAGAGCAGATCAATCAGGCAATATTCAATTAGTGAGCAAGTACGATAATGTTGACTGTGTGTATTACACAGGCGTATTTCCGGATGACTTTTTCGCGACACTCGGTTTGGGGAAATACATTTTTTTAAATGGGCAGATAACAGCTGTTGAGGGATGGGTTATGCCTGATATTAAACCATTATAATAATGCTGAGATTATCATCATATATCAAAATCACTGATCCTGCAGGTGTAAATTATCTGGAGTTCAATTTCATCAATGAGGTGGAAATTGATAAGAGCCGGAGATCCTTAACCAATACGGCAAAGATTACTATTGCCAGAAAATTAAAGATCCTAAACGGAGATATCAACCAGATCATTAAGCGGGGATCTGCAGTTGAAATACAGTTGGGATATGATGGTAATCTCAAAACCATGTTTACTGGCTTTGTTACTAATGTTGGCGCAAAAACTCCGGTTGTGATTGATTGTCAGGATGAGATGTGGAGCTTAAAACAAAACAGCTTTACAAAATCATGGAGCAAAAAGGTAAAGGTTGCTGAGATAGTGAAATATGTATACTCAGGGCCTGCTCAGGTTATTGATTTATCCATAGGCGGTTTTGTATTGAAAAGGGAGAGCACCGCTCAGGCGCTTGACAGGCTCAGAAAATATGGCCTGCAGTGTTATTTTTTTAACGGCACGCTGATAGTTGATTTTGCCGGGGTTATCCACAACCAGGGCAAAGAGGTGATCTATGATTTTAATAGAAATATTGTAGAGAACAACCTGGAGTATAAACGCAAAGAGGATGCTAGGATAAAGGTTATCGGTGTATCTAAACAGCACAAAGGTAAAAAGCTGGAGGTAGTTGCCGGAGATAACGATGGAGAGGTTCACACACTACATTATACCAATATGGATAAGGATCAGCTGCAGAAAATAGTAAACTCTGAAATTGATAAGTTAAAATATGATGGCTTTAAAGGGGATTTTACAACGTTCGGACTCCCACTCATCGAGCCCGGCGATAATGCACTTTTAATGGATAAGGATTATCCGGAGCATAACGGCTCATACCTGGTTGAGGCAGTTAAGACAACATTTAACGTTGATGGCTACAGGCACAAGCCTGAGCTGGAAAGGAAAACAGCATGACACAAACTTTAAAGGCAGCGGTAAAAAAAATAGCTCAGGGTGATAATCCTACAGATAGAGCTATTGTGCTTTCGGTTGATAAAAACCAGCTTACCTGTGTGGTGCAAACAGTGGCCGATGAGTTGGAGTTGGATGATGTTAAACTAAAGCCAGTTTTCAATGATAGCGACCTCAGTAAAATGGGTTTGATATTGTTTCCAGCCGTTGGCTCTTATGTGATCATTAGTGAGGTGGATGGAGATAACACGGATATGATTGTAATAAGCTGCAGCGAAATTGAAAGCATAGGGCTTGATACAGCAACGGCCTTAAAGCTGCTGATCAGTGGTGATGGTAAGCTCAGTTTAAACACTGTTTTAACAACGTTTAATGATGGCAAAAACGGAGGCATCCCACTGCTAAAGCCTTTAACAGATATCCTCAATAAACTGCAAAAAAAGGTTAATGATCTGAGTGATGCTTTTGATAGTCATATACACTCAGGCGTATCAGCTGGCACGGCATTATCTGGAATACCAACAAGTAAAGCACCTGCAAGGATAGATCCGCTCATTAAAACTGATGACATTGAAAATAAAAACATTGTGCAATGAACGATTTAATATTAGATAACAACCTGGATCTGGCCATACAAAACGGAGATTTTTTAATTGATGATTGTGAACAGCAAAATCAGGAGCTGATTTTAATTGCTACGCAAGGCAGTTTTAGGGAAAGCCCGTTAACGGGTGTAGGAATTGCAAAATATATAAAAAGCAGTTTTTCGGTATCTAAAATTGATCAGTTGAGGCAAAAGATCAGGCTGCAGCTGCAGTACGACGGCTACCAAACTGTAAACACCCAAATTAACTCATTTACTGATATCCAAATTCAAGCGGAAAGATAATGGCACGTACAATTCAAGAAATAGAGGACGAAATTAATGCAGCTAAGGTTGCAAGTACTGCTTTAGATGGTTTAACCAGTGTAAGCAATACAGCCGTTTGGAGGTTGTGGATTTTTATCACAGCAGGCTTATTCTCAAATCTGGAAAGATTGTGGGATCTATTTCAGGCGGTGATACAGGCTATTATTGATAATAACCAATATGGCAATGATCCCTGGTGGCAAAAAAAAGTGCTGGCTTTCCAGTATGGAGATCTGCTGGCCTTTATCAACAATATTTATCAATACCCGGTTATTGATACCACTAAGCAAATAGTACAGTTTTGCTCCATTACCAGCAATGGAGGCAAAGTTCAAATAAAAGCAGCCGGATCCGTTGCTGGTCAGCCAGCAGTATTAACAGCTGATCAGGTTGCAGGTCTATTGTCCTACTGCCAAACGATCCGGCCATCTGGAGTGAAATTTACCGTGCAGTCATTAGTAGCGGATACGCTAAAAATGTACCTCAATATTTATTATGATGCCTCAGGAGATATTAACGTAATAAAAGCTGCAGTAAAAACAGCTATTCAAAATTACTTGAGCAATCTCAACACGGTAACATTTGACGGCACGCTGTATGTAAACAAGCTGATTGATGCAATTCAGGTTGTGCCTGGCGTAATTGGCAACCAGGTTGATGTTTTGTCAATCGCTGCTAAAAACGGCCCTGATGCTTATACCACTTTCACCAGCAGCTATCAACCAAAGGCAGGGTATTTTATGATAGATCCTGATTTTAACCTGGATACTACAATAACCTATTTAGCAGTATGAAAAACTTTCGGTTTGATATAGATAAAATGATCCGCTGGCTATTGCCATACTTTTTGGTCAAACCAATACAGCTGGCATGGTTGCAGGCATTATTTACGCCTCTGAAAACCTTATACGTAAGCTTTATGGGTTTCCGCACGCTGCAGTTAAAAAACGCTACTATCAATTCAGAAAAAGAAAGGTTACAAACCGCTTTGAGAGATCAGTTTGCAGATGACACTATTTATATTTTCCACCCTGATGATTATTTGGATCAGGCTTTTATTTATTTGGAGAGAGAGGGCGCAACTCCAGAGTTTGACTATTTAGCAATTGAGAATCATGTGCCCGTTGATTACGACTTTACGGAGGCGGAGTATAACTCTCAATTTGATTTTATAGTCAGAATCCCGGCCAGCCTCGCTGGTAGTACTCAGGCAATATATGCCTATGTTAAAAAATACATTTTTTCAAGTATCACCTTTACAATCGAAACATTTTAATATATGAAAGAGCTTTTAACCCTGCAGGGAGGTTATCCACGCCAAATGGATTACATCCTAAATTTACAGTCTGAGCTTTACACCCTCGGTAATGGTTTATTTTCTGCTTTAGGGGTGGATCTGGTTTTGTCCGGATGTGCCGTGCATGACAATGGCAACGGTACTGTTAACATTGCTGCAGGTTTGGTGTATGTTGCTGGAGAGGCGATTCGCTTTGATGCTGCAAACAACATTGTTGCCAATGGTTCACTTGCTATGGCCAAAGGGCCGTACACACCAACTGATCAAAAGACTTTTGCAGATGGATCTCTCAAAAACGTGTACAGAGAGGCAAAGGCCGTAATAGCCAATGCCACTGGCTCAATAGCTGAGATAAAAATCAGAACTAAGCTTTATGATCTAAAGCAATATATACAGGATGCTGTACAGTCGTTTGAAGTAAGGGGTACAATCAAAGAGGTGTATGATTTTGATGGTAGTTTCCGTGCTAACTTTGATGGCGGTGGTTTAGGAATAACGCCACGCTGGATAGGTTGGGCTTTAGACAATGCCAACAACGGTACTCCAGGATCAGAGGGTATGGTGATAGTAGCAGCCGGAACTTTTACAGATACCTCAACCGGAGAGCAAACTGAATTTGCTATCGGTGATAAAGGCGGGGAGGTAAATCACAGACTGACAGTTAATGAAATGCCAGCGCATGATCACGGCGATGGTAAGGGACTGTCAGGCTATGGTACTCATTCTGGTAATCCAGACTCAGAACGTGCATTTATTCGAGGTGCTGGCCGTACTGACAGTGCTGGGGGAGGCCAGGAACATAACAACATGCCTCCTTTCGGAGTAGCCTACAGGGTTGTAAAAATAGTCTGAGTTTAAATGATGTTTAAGTAGTGCTTAATAAATAGTATAACATCTTATTACGTGCAGCAAAAAGGGGTGATATTTAAGTATTGCCAATTTTTTTTAATGCCTCATGTAGCCTAAAAAGCCACTTTTCGATCAAAAAAGTGGCTTTTGCTTTAAATAATATCTATTTTTAAAAAGCATCAAAATTTATACTTTTCGTTTTTAAAATTTATACTTTTCGTTTTTGCGATTATACATGTAAACCATGTAAATGTGGAATTTCCCTGCCATCACCTGACTCCAGCCCACAGGTACTGGGAAGAAGAAAAGTTGTCATTTCGACGAGGTACGAGGAGAAATCTTATACGCCGGGATAAGCAAATTGCATAAGATTTCTCTTCGCCCCTCCATCACAACCCTCAGCCTCTGCTCATCGAAATGACAGCTTTTACAGAAATTTATAGTTCAAACACCTGTCGGCCTGGAGCCGAGCGACTGCAAGGCTGATGCTCAATAAAGCTGTATCCCCTTTTCCCTATAATCATCAAGCGCCGGGCTATCCGGATCAAGATCGGTGATCAGGTAATCAACCTTGGCCAGGGGGCAAACGTTCATCCGTTGTACCGAATTTAGTTTCTCAGAAATACACATGACCACCAGGCGATTGGAGGCATTGATCATCGCTTTTTTAAGATGGACAATGTTCAGGTCGGAATCGGTTACGCCATCGGCTATCGAAATACCATTGGTGCCTAAAAAGCAAATATCAAACTTAATTTCATGCAGATAATTCACTACCTGCGAGCCTACACAAACCTGCGAATCTTTGGAGAACTCCCCGCCTATTAATATCACTGTAACCAAAGGATGATCGGCCAGCTGCAGCGCCACCAGCGGACTGATGGTAAATATGGTAACCGCCAGGTTTTGGGGCAGGGCCTGCACCATTTCCAACACGGTAGTACCGCCTCCGGTTAACACCATCATACCACTTTTTATCAAGCCGATAGCTTTTCGGGCAATAACCTTTTTAGCATCAACCGCATAGATATCGGTATGCTGAAAGGGATAGTGGAATGACTTGGACAGGGCGCCGCCGTGCACTTTCACAATCTGACGGGAGTCGTCCAGCTCCATGAGATCGCGGCGTATGGTATCTTCAGATACATTTAGTGCCGTGGCCAAATCGGCCGACAATACTTTGTTATGCAGGTTTATTTGTTTGATGATAAATGCGTGGCGTTCCTTTTTAAGCAT